CCACCATCAGCGTCATGGCCGAAGATCACAGAGTGGAAGGCTGATTTAGATATGACTGCCGGTGCCCTCTTGACGAGTATGTAAAGCATAGTGGCCAGTCGCTCTGTCATGCCATGACCTAGAACAAGTAAGACACCTAGCTCACGACTCGTGCCAGTGAGTTGACTGACCTGCTGTTTCAGCAGCTCAACCTCGTCCTCCAGTTCTTGAATTCTATCGACGTCCATTGATCTGGTCCCTCACGTAATGCCGTGGGGGTATTATGGATCTTTGTAACCTCTTGGTCAATGGGCAGCTGTCAGACGCATAAATGCGCGCAATCGCGTCAATTACTGGCATGCCAGCGTCAGCCTAGCAGCAGCGTCAGGCGCGCGTCACAGGTCGCGCGTGACATGATCGCGCAACGCTACGCAAAATCACCTAAGCATGCCAGGATTGCATCCACCAAAAAGCCCCGATGCGCGGGCACCGAGGCTCGATGGGTTACAGTCGAGAGACGATCAATTGTCGTCTTCATCGTCCTTGGCCTTCTTGGCCTTCTTGGCGGGCTTGTCCTTGCCGGCCTTCTTGTCCTTCTTCGACTTCTTGGCCGGCTTGTCGTCGTCATCCTCGTCCTTGCTCGAGGTCTTGAGCTGATCGATGACTTCCTTCAGCTCCGACTTCGAATTCCAGCCGTAGCTCTTGCCCGCCTTCTCGATGCCCTTGTTACGGAGCTGGACGCGAACCGATGCCGGCTTGATGTCGAGTGCCTCGGCGATGTCGCTCACGCCGTACTTGAACTCGGGGGTTGCTTCGTCCTCGTCCTTGTCGGCCTTCTTCGACTTGCCCTTGGTGTCGGGCTTCGCTGCTTTGTCCTTCTTCGCCATTGTACTGTCCCTTCAGGGTTGATTAACACTTAACCGATCATAGAACGCTTCTGTGATCGACTTCTTGTCTTCTACACCCATTACTATGTCTATGTCAATAGTTAATCGTGCCAGGAGAAAAAGATATTCAGCGGGTTCATCATTCTCGAGGAAGTCACCTCGGCTAAGCATTTGGTCATAATCGATATAGCTATGACCCATTGAGTATACGAAGAACTTCTTGGCACGATACAAGTCCACACCCACACCGCCAGTTCTCTGCTGGCAGATAATCCAAGGGTAGTCGCCACGCTGAAAGCCCAGCAGCATGTTCGTTCGGCGCTTGTCTTTCCTCAGGTCTTTGACTTTACCCCACAGCTTGGCGCCTTTACCATAGCCGGCCCGCTCGATCATTCGAGCTAGCTCATGAACCTCTACCACGTATTTGCAGAATACTACGAAAGGCTCGCCCGGGGTAGTGTGCTTCTCAAGCAGACGTCTCAGCAGTCGGCGCTTGCTGGTACCAACTCTGTGAATGTCCCCATCCTCATCCTTAATATGTCCGCCGGTAATTTGCTGGAGCTTTCCTATCTGCACGATCCTCAGCGGGGTCTTGATTACTTTGCCGCCCTCCTTAACAACCATAGTCTTCTCAAGTTTCTTGTATTGCTTGAGCTCCTGTGGACTCAGGTCAAAGTAGACCTTCTTTCGTTTAGCCCGAGTGATGCCGGCTTCTTCTTTGCTGATGCGCTTCATGTGTGGGGAAGATAGATCCGCATACTCCTGGATCTTGTCATCACGGATAGGGGCTTTGCCCTTTGCTATCCGGTAGCGCATCATTTCTTTTTGCTTGGCGATTAGGCCCTTCTTCTCCAGGTTCAGCGTAGGCTCCAGCAGGAAGTCATCGGCAAAGTCTTTCCACACTGTGCCGAAGACCTGTGGGGCTATGAAGCGCATGACTCCCCAGAGGTCACGTGGGTTGCGGTCAATCGGGGTGCCGGTCAGCACAAGACGACGGTCAGCGCTTGCACTCATCAGTGCTGCGTCCCTAGAGGAGCGTGAGGCGCGGTTCTTCAGTCGCTGCGCTTCATCATACACCATTCGATCCCAGCGAAGCCTACGAAGCTTCTTGACGAGTGGGGTTAGAGCTTCATAGTTGAGTAGCAGGATGTTCCACTGGGGTGTATCGTCCCCGGCTTTTTCCCATGCTTTCTTATGGGCTATGTAGGAGGGTAGGTCACGGTGCACCGTATATCTTGGAAGCTTCTCCGCCAGGAACTTCGCCCAGGTGCTTTCTAAGTTGGTCAACGGCCCAACGAGCAGAACGTCTCGAGTTATGTCCTGCTCCGCCTCGAGGACTGCGCCCGTAACCCATGTCTTCCCCGTGCGCTGCTCGAAGAGTGCGGCAAATCCATCGATAGAGACGATCGCCTCGGTACCGCTTACCTGATGCGTCTTTAGCTGCTTTAACCAAGGCGACTGCTTGCGCAGGCGTTTCCACAAGGCAGGCGATAGATCCACAGTCTCGGTACTCAATGAGCGTTTCAAGCTGTAGCTCTGAGGGCTTCCCTTTGAGCGGGACTTTGACTTCGAACCCGAAGTGGATCCCGAACGTCTCGCCATGACATACTCCTATCAGGTCGGGTTGACCAGACTCTTGAAAGGCAGAGCCATGAACCTTGAACAACTTGCATCCCTCAGCTTTTAGGGCCTTGGCGATGTTCCGCTGTATTCGAGTTTCTTTCTTCCTAGCCATATCACGAGGGTCTCTCGAATAGTTTCTTGACTTTCCACTGACCGAAGGGATCACCCAGGTCATTCAGGCTATTGCAGCATCGATCAGCAAAGGTCTTGTTGGTAAATAGCGCTTCGAGGCTACCCGACTGACGACCGGTAAGGACATACACTACTGCGTATCTCATGTAGGGGTTGACGATGGGGCCTGTGTGTTCGGGTGCGAAGGACATCAGTCGAGTCCCGTCTCGGGCTTGGCATTCTCAATGAGAACAGCCATCTCACGGAAGGATGCTGCCAGCTCGGCGCGGCGATGATCGGACTTCGGTAGCCAGAAGCTGATGCCGCTACGGTCATCATCGTGCGGAGGATGGTGCAGCTTGTCACTGCTGTGGAGCATCAGTCTCACCGCTGTGTAGGTTAGTCCCGTATTGCTCACCTTTTCTTCGACTTGAACTTCGCTCGTCAGCTCTTGGCTGTAAACGTTAATTCTCATGATACTTCTCCTAAAGAAAAAGGGCGACACCCGAAGATGCCGCCCTCCCTTCCGTCGTCGGTTTCGATCAGTGGACGTCAGGTTCTCCCCGCGGCCCACCGTTTCAGCCAGGGACGCTAGCTCAGTCGTCGAGCAGCTCGGCTTCCTCGAGCGCAGCGATCACAGCAGCAACCTTCTTAGGCAGCTTCTTGTAATCGTCGAGGTCGACTTCGTCGTCCAGACCGGCCTCCTTAAGCAGCTCCTCGAGCTCGTCCTCATCCATGTCCTCGACTTCATCGCGGTCATAGGTTTTCTTCTTGGACTTCTTGCCCTTGTCCTTCGACTTCTTGCCCTTCTTGGGCTCGTCGTCATCGTCGTCAGCCGACTTCTTCTTGCCCTTCTTCTTGGGGGTGTCATCCTCGTCCTCACCATCGTCCTTGGACTTCTTCGACTTCTTGCCCTTCTTGGGCTCGTCGTCATCGTCGTCAGCCGACTTCTTCTTGCCCTTCTTCTTGGGGGTGTCATCCTCGTCCTCACCATCGTCCTTGGACTTCTTCGACTTCTTGCCCTTCTTGGGCTCGTCGTCATCGTCCTTGCCCGAGTAATTCTCAATGCTGTCGAAGTCGGTGAGCTTGGCACGTTTCCGGCCGTTGTAGACTTCGTGGGTCAGGACACCCATGAACTCTTCGCCGATGAGCTCGGACAGGTCGATGTCCATGTCGTCTTCAGGAACTTCGACTCCCAGGGCGGTCAGGAAGGCATGAAGCTTCCACAGGCTGTTTTCCTGGAGCGGGCAATACAGGTAGAGCTTCTGGCCCTTGTATTCACCCTTCGAGATTTCGCAGACGAACAGGATCTGGTCGTTGCCGGCACCGGACTTCTCGCTGGTCGCTTCGAGCACCTTGCAAGGATAGTCACCCTCTTCCGGTGTGCGGCGACTTTCGACGCCTTTGAAATTGACCTTGATACTGGTCTTGGATTTAGGTTTACGAGCCATTGTCGGCTACTCCTTTTGTGATTTTCTTGAGTTTTCGGAAGGTGGGGTCAACGATGAAATCCGGAGCCGTGACACCCTTCGGCTTTCGGATCTTTGTGGTATAGACCGAATTGGGCCCAACACGCAAACAGTAAATCTTCTCGACCGTGGTCTTCTTCATCTTTGTCTCAGGATCCTTGACCCGAGTGGTCTTAATACGGATGAAGGTATTAGCGATAATCGACACTGAGGCATTGAGGTCGTTCTTGACAGAAGGCATCAGCTTGGGACCAACCTCAGGTTCGAGCTGATCTAAGCCATCGTCCTCCTCATCGCCAGCATTGAAGATGCGTTCTTGGCAAATGAACACGGACTCAACGGGGAGATTACGGATATCCATAATCGCTGCCTTGAGGTCACCCGCAATCTGTCCCCAGTCCTGCTTAGTCAGGGTGCCGAAGTCACCGGCACGTTTGCCCTTCTTGGTGAGCTTCTTATTTACCCCCATTTCCTCAACCAGGATCCCCTGAAGCTGGGACATAGTATCAAGGACGATAGTCCGGTAGACTAGCTTACCCTTGTTCGCCATCTTGTGACACCATAGGATCTGCTCCTTCAGTTCATCCCCCGTCTCAATGTCCACCACGTCGATGCCTTCAACGTCGGCGATTGAGTCAGTACCGTTGTCACGGATGTTCAGGTAGAGGATGGGCTTCGGCCATGTGGCGGACAGCGTAGTTTTACCGGTACCGCTTCGGCCATAGAGTGCTGTGGAACCATCGTACTTCTTCTCAGCTACAGGCTTTGACCGAGGTGCTCGGTCGTCTTTACGCACGGTAGTTGCCATGAAAACGCCTTTCGATTGAAGAGACGCTTATACACCGGCCGGCGCGTGTAGTCAACCGCGTTAATCCTCAGCCCGGTCCTTGTCATCCCGTTTGTGACCCTGGTCCTCAGACTGGTACTCACGCTCCAGCAACCAGTCTAAATCACTCCCGGTAGCCTCCGCTTTGCACAGCATCTGGTAATCGCACCAGCTGCAGTGTCGTCCGATGTTCTGATCCTTCTTCTTACCGAAGAAGTCACGTATCTCCACAGCAGTGTCTACGAAGTCGTCCCAGATGTTATCCACGACTCGGGCCTTGATCGGACTGTATAGCCGGATGAAGCGATTACGGCGATTGGCTTTAGCGTCCTCGAATAGCTTCTTGTAGTCTTTGCGGTCCAGGCCTTCATCCTTAACCCAACGCTTCAGTCTGCTGGGGAGTGTATCGATACGGGCCTGAGAGATACGACCGGTCTTGGTCGTTTGGCCGGGAACGTTACAAGGCTTGCTGCTGATGTAGTCCCACATGATCCCGTCGATTGGCGGGAAACCCATTTCCTCCAGAGCACGGAAGTAGACTGCAGCTTGAACCGAGCGCCAGCGCTCATCCTCGCTCGGCATACGACTAAAGGACTTGTGCTCACCGAGCCAGATCATCCTCTTCGCTTTACCAACAGTATCGATTTTACCCGTGAACCATATGCCGTCCTCTAGCTCAATGCGGAATTCATGCTCCGAACGACGACCCTTGAACTTGATCGGCTTGAAGTCGTCCCCCCAGTAGATAACGTAGTCTCGCATAATGTCCCTGATGTCCTCGATCAGGTTGCCATACATTTCTCGCTCACGCTTGAACATCTTGCCATCTCGTAGGTCGATGCTGTCGAGAACATCTTCCCAGTCATGACCCTCAAGCTCCGCCTCAATCAACTCATGGATCAGGCTGCCGAACACCAGAGGCCGTGACTTCTTTTTCTTCTGAAGCCCCAGCACAAATTTGTTGTGGAATGCTCGACGGCACTGACGGTAAGTCTTGACCTTCGATTGACTGATATTGATATTGCCGTCCGCGGTAAGGATTGAGCTGTGGTCATGCTTGACCTTATTGCCGGTGGGAGGACTGTTATGACCTAAGCCGACTCGCGCTGCCGCTTCTTCTGTCGGTGTGAGGTGTCCCTTTTTTCGGCGAGCTGCTCGGCGATCAGCAATTGTTCGGCTAGCCATTTCTTCAATCCCTTTCCTGTGCTCCACGCACCAATCTTTGCCTCTGCTTCAATAGGCACATTGAGTTCAATTTCAAAGTCAGTCAATAGCTCAGGTTCTGACATAATCTCGAGGCCACGGTTATAGACATGCTCGACCATGTCCTCGCGAACCTCGATCAAGACCGCGTCATGAACCGTTCCTACAAGGTGGAACCATTTCCTACTGAACTCCTTGCGCATTTGTAGCGCAGCCATGAGGTTAAGTTCATTAGCGAAGCTTTGAACAGGAGAATTGATAGCCTGACGCTGGGCTTCCCTACGTTCAGGCGTGTCTCTACCTCCCATAGCTGCCGGTAAACGGCGCTTCCGTCCTGATAGACTTCTAACATACCCATTGACCTGCGCAAACCTGCGTTGCTTGTTGTGCCATTCGGGGAAACCAGGATAAAGTTCGAAGAACGCTTCCCTACTTGCTTGTGCTTCGTCATCAGTTACATCCACTCCATAATTATCTCGAGCATAGATCTTAAATTTCTTCCACCACATGCCATAAAGGTAGCCGAAGTTAATTGCCTTCGCT